CCTGTACCAAAAGTTTCTCCTACTCTGGTTTGATCTACTGCACTACCTGATATAAGTTCTTCTGCTGATAGCTGTCTAGTAGGCATATCTGCTTTTAGTTGATCTTGAATCTCTTTAGTAGTTCCTTGAGCTGCTTCAAGATCAGATACCTTTGTAGTATCTTGTGTCTGTGCTTCTATTGTTTTTGTAGGACCTTCTGACTTTGCACCAGTTACATCTTTAAGAGCATCTTCTACATCTGTTTGTGCCTTTTGAGTTGTAACTTTAGTAACATCAGGTTTGTCTGGAGTATCTGCAGTAATTGTTTGTCCAACCTGTGCAGGATCGGTAATAATAGGAGCAGTTCCTAATGCTTGACCTGTAGTAGCACCTAATACTGCACCTTCTGTGTCAGGATTAATTTGTGTTACAGATGGTGCTACTGCTGTACCTGCAGGATCTAACATTGCACCTGCAGTAAGATCAGCTTGACCTTGTGCTACTTGTTCTTTATCAAGTTCCTCTCCTGCTACTGTCACTGTAGGACCACCCTCTTGATAACCTCTAATCATACCACCTTGATTTTTAGTTGTAGCAAATGAAGGATCACCTGTTAATTCTGGAGTTGGTGTTGCTTCCCAATTTGCACTTGCAGTAAATTCTTCAAGTGTTTTTCCAATAGATCTTAGATAAGCACTTGTTTCTTCTGCGTAAGGTCCTTCACCAAATTTATGAATCATATCATTAGGACCTGCATAAGTTCCCGGTGGAAGTGTTCTGCCAAAATATTTCTGTGGTTGTGACCATCTTGGTACTAAAGATTCAGCTGCTTCATCTGGAGATGATAGTGGACTATCTGGAATTAAATCTCCTCGTCTACCCATAGGTTCAATAGAAGAATCAGTAGAAGAAGCAGTAGTAGTAGGGGTTGCAGTAGTAGGAGCATTTGCTGCTTGCTGTACAAGATAAGGTGCTAGTCCTACATTAGCTTCTCTGTATCCTTGAGGTATAGACTGAGAAGGAGTCCATAAACCT